ATTAAGATCTCAGAAATGACAAATACTGAAATTGAACTTTGGCAGCAAGTCGAGGCCATGAACGGAGCTAAGGTCGGAGTTACTTTTAAATCTGGATCTGATAAAAGGGTTGTGCACTAATGGCCGAAGATCATTCTCAAGAAAAATTTGCAGCTGACGTAGCTGGGATCATAATAACTTTTATGGATGGTATTACAGCTGTAAAAAATCTGGAAGGCTATTATTTATCAAACAAGTCAGCAATCAACCAGGTAAAAAAAATTGACCAGGACAAATACGATGAATTGATCCAGGCATTTAAAAATAAAAAAACAGAAATATTGGAGAAGGAAGTTGAGACTATTACTAAGTGATGTAGATAAGCAATTGATTATTAAGGCCCTGTCAGATTATGGCAAGCCAATGCTGGCAAAAAAGAAAAACACCAGGGAAGAAAAAAAAGAAATGGATCAGATCCGTGGAATTATATCGCAGCTCGCATTTGGCAGAGACGATGATAAGCAACAAGATCCAATGGATAAAGATCGGTTAAGCATGCACAATAGTATTAGGGAGAAAGACAATGACAATAAATAAGCATGAGCTAGAGATTGCGCGGGTTGCCAGGAGGTTTCGCGAAATTTGTGCGGAGCACATAGAAAGCATTGAGGATAAACTTCCAGGTGCAAACAATCCCCTGGAGCGTGATGATTTAAACAAACAAATAGATGCTATGCACGAGTTAGCTGACCAGGCTAATGATCGAGCTAAGGCTATGATTGAGAGTTATTATGAAAATAGATAGAAGAAAAATACCTGCACACTTACGACACTTAAGTGATGAAGCTCTTAGAGCTTTAATTCAGCTATTTGCACGTCATTTCTAACGAAAAGGCGGGCCAGTAAACCAGCAAACGACCACATAACGGTCGCCTTTAGTTACAGGCTTTACCTGGTGCGAGATAAATGAGCTGAAAGCCACTATATCTCCCATCTTCAAACGCGTACAACTAGCGTTATCACTGGTGCGAAAGCAGATCTCGCCGCCCTCATAGTCCTCATTTAGCATTAAAGACACACTGATCTTCCGATTAGCAGCTGTTCCCTCGGGCCCAATGTCGATATGATAGCCGTAGCCGTTACTCGGCGACTTATAGTGTAGGATCTGAGCTGTCTCGATTCCAGATATGTCATATCTAAAGTATTTATTAGCAGAAACCGCGATTCTGTTAAGGATCCTATAGAGACGATCTTGTTTAGCGTCGATATAGCGCACATCAACGTCTCGCAGCTCTGTATTTTTTGTTTCCGCGTTCTTTTCATGCACTTTGCCAGGCACTGGATCTGTTTCAACCAGGTAATCTAAAAAAAGATCTACTTCGTCTTGAGTGATAGACAGGCCAGTAACACCATGATTAGGCATTGTATCGGCGGTCATACTTCCTCCAGTTCTTCTTGAGAACATCTAGCCAATCATCTATCGCCATGACACAGATCTTATCGTTTTCCTCTGGCCAGTCTAGGTTCATAGCATAGAGAGGCACACATACTCGAATCGGTCTGCGGTTGAATTTAAAAATAAGGACAGGGATCTTACCATTAGAGGAACTGCAAACTTGATCCCACCAAGCGGACTTGAGCCACTCGCCGTCTTTATAGAATTTACACTCAACCGCATGAAAGGGTATATCCAGATCACACTGGCCTGCTTCCTGGTATTGGTCCAGGTTGCGCTTTGTTTTGAAATCTATGCCGTTGTCTGTAAAGAAACCATTAAGTATCGTCGCTATGTCGCGCTCGAACTGTGCTCCCTTGTTCCTGCTGTTTATCGGCATTGATAGAGTTTCTCAAAATTTGCAAAAAATTGCAAACTAATTGCTTATAGATCCTATGCCTTTATCATCCTCGTCAACATTATCGCTCAAAGATAAAGCCGTAATACCACCCGCACCTGCAATGGGAGCTATAGAAAACATCTGGTCTTTAAATTCCTGCCTGGCTTTAGTTTTCATAAAATCGGTTTCTGGATCATTCTTAATTACTTTAAGTCCTCGATTTTCCAGAATATCAATTACTTCTTTGCTGGTTTTCGGAGGTACTATTGCGCCAGCAAATTCGTCAAAGCCAACAGATCGCATAGGTTTGGCTTCCAGATACTCTACATTTCGTGCAGCGTTTTTTTTGAAAGCATCTAAGATACCATTTAACATTTTGTCTTTTTTTACAGGACCAAGATTACCTGCGTAATCTATGGCTTGGCTAGTAGCAGTAGCAATATCTTTACCTTCTTCTAAAGCCATACCGACATCATTCATAATGTTTGTGGCAAAACTATTAGGACTTTCAAATCCTGTAACTTCCGTAAAAACATCTTCAATATTTTCATCTAGGGCAGAGGCAGCAGGATTATTTTCTATTCTGGATCTTTGGCTTTTTATGTCTGGTAAATCTGTCATTTTTTCAGACATAAGTGCTCGCAATACAGCTGGGCCATAAAAGCTGCTGGCAGCTTCACCGCCACGCTGAGTTTCTTCGATCATGTTGCGAGTTGCATTTTCCAGGGTGTAAGGTTTTGTAACCATAGTTTCTTCAAAATCATCAAAGTATTGAAAAACTCCATCTTGGCTAAGATATTTGTCTTTTTCTTTTGCTACCCAATCACGAAACTCTCTGGTAAGTGCAAATTCATCTGATTTGCTTGCGCTTTTAAATAAAATTGAATTTGGATTTAATGCTGCCGCACTTGCCTCAAATTCAATTAGGCCAAGACTTTTTGGTCCTTCTAAAAAATCATCTACGTTTCTGCCTGTATCTTCTAAAAATTTTATTTTTGTTAGGTTTGTATCAAAAAATCCGTCAAGTTCATCTAAGCGGTCTTGTGGGCGACTGAAATTATTTTTTTGCAAATTGTGTAAAGCAATATGACCACGCTCAAGTATCTCGCTTTGGCCGTATTTATCAGCAAGCTCTTTGTAATCCCTAATAATGTCCCACTCAGCTCCTTCTTTTGCCAGGCGTATCTTTTTCGGCGCTCTGGGTGTATAAGCATCGGCAGAGTAAACCGCGTTTCGCGGATCTACAGCAGGATCGAAATTTTTTGGCTTGGCAATCAGTTGGATGTCGCCAAATCCCTTAAGTGGCACATCTGTAGGTTGAACCGCTAAACTTGGAGACGGGATTCCTCCCATTGCATCAAAACTTTTTATAGCATCCTCAGAGGTGTTATGCACAAACATCATGTCTTTTGGCTGATCTAGGGATCCTACGCCTTTATCGACTGCTTTTGAGCCTTTACCTGCTTTTGAAATACCCAATGCAACAGTCGCAAGAGCTCCTGGAGCCTTAAGCAACCCGCCAATACCCGCTCCTACAAAAGGTATTCCGTAAGCTGCATCACCCAAAACACCCAAACCCTGCAAAGGCGCATACAAATATCTGTCAATACCTCCTGCTTGTATGTTTTCAGCCATGCTCGGCATAGGATCTCCAGAAAATGCCTCTTCAAGCGGAACATCGCTGCCAGGGAAGGCAGGAAAATTACCAGCAGCATCGGTAATACCAGCTCCAGGTGCAAAGACAGATGCTAAGTAGGCGGTTTGTGCTGGAGTGAGCGTTGATTGATTATCCATATCATATCTAACACCTGTGCCTGGTAGCGGACTACCAATGGATGAAAACGCAGATAAATCACTTTCCCTAATACGATCCTGGATTGTCTTTCTTTCAGCCATGTAAAAAATTTTAGCACATAGGCATTATATAAAAAAGTTGAAGGGCCAGGGATATTTTGCATTGCAAAATTTTTTTCACAAAATTTTTTTGCCTTGAGTTTTTCTGGTGATTCAATGTATCTAACTTAGTTAAAATACGCAACTCATGTCGTCGCCAGCATTTGGGGGTGTAGGGGTTTCAAATAATGCGATTTCCCTGTAAAAAACCAGGTCCAAGGGACTCCTGTTGCTATTGTGCTCACAAGTTGCACATAGTTGCACAAAAGAGTACATGTATATATACGCAAAAAAGCACGGTATATCAATGACTTACGAGCATGTCTTAATTTTTTTGAAATTCTGAGGTTTCCAGCGGGAGGCGCTGAAAACATAGCTAGACATTTATTTATCCTTGGGAGAATAGTCGTCTATATTTGCGCCGAGCAATTGTCCGAGTCGCTCTTTAATTTGATCCCTGGACATCTTCTCCAGGTTAGCGTTGATGTTTATGTTCTGGGATCTGCTGACCGATAAACCAGCGAGCTGATTGAGCTCTTTAATTGCTGACACCGCTGCATTGAACTGGCCATTTTCGTAGGCGCTTTCCATTACCTTCCACAACATCGTGCCAGTCTTTTGCGGGGTGATCGCATACTTCTCTGCCAATTCATCTTGCTTGATCCGAATGGCCTTAACCACGTTCGGAAAGTTCTTGCCATTGAGCAGCTTGCCTGCGCTTGCGCTTGGAAACTGATACCCAGCTTTTCTGGCAGCCTCTGTCATACCACATGCACCTTCGGTGTAATGCCACACAAAGCTGGCCTGCATTTCAGTCAACCCGTGTTCGTCATCTTTCTCAAACTGAGTCGGAGCGTTCGTGATCTTCTGATCTTCCTTTTTCTTTCTGGGCATAATCTCTCCTATTGTAAACCAGTGTAG